GCAAAACTTATTCAAAACGCTGTTAATAACTGGACTATTGACGTTAACAGCGATGAAGAGCTAAATAAAATACTGACAATTATAGCCTATTTGTCTGACAAGTACAATTTTGATTATAAAATAGAAGATGAAATATAGTAATAAATTAATATTTGAAAATGGCATTTTGGCATATAAGAAATGCACTAAATGCGGAGAAGTCAAGGCAGTTGATAGGTTTTCAAAAAACAAAACAACGTCTACAGGGTATGCATCACAATGCAAAGACTGTTTCAACAAAAGAAAGCGTGATTTGAATAATCCAAACATTGATTATAATGTATTAAAAAAAGAATATCCTAAATTAGGAGAGCGTAAAAAACCGTACAAAATACCAGATCAAAATATAATTCGAGCTGGCGTTACTTGCAAAGAAAACTGTATAAAATATCCTTGCTATCGAGGTATTGACAACTGTAAATTAAACCTTGCGTTAACTTGTATTAGATTCAAAAACAAATAAACTACAATGTTATGACATCTAAAGAAAAGAACGATCTATTAAAGTCTATTGCATCAGGTATTGCAGCTAATTCAAGCATTGTAGACATACATACAGAAGTTAACACTGCTGCAAGGTTGGCGATTGAATTGACGAATGAAATAATTAAATTAGTTGAACAAAATGGTAAAGAATAAACGTGAAATAATAATTGAAGCAACAATAGAAGAGCTTAGAAAACTATACGATGATGAAGGTTGGAATGAGTATTATACATTCAATAAATATGTTGAACAGCACAAGAAAAACGGGTGTGTAATACTTAACAGCGAACTATATAATAAGGTGGCTTTATAGCTGCCTTATTTAGAATGATTATAAATAGTGAAATAAATAATACAACATTTTAAACATTTAAAATAAAGTGTTATATTTGTAAAAACAAAAAAATAAAAAATGCAAACAGATATGCAGACAGAAAATATAAATGAGTTAAAAATAGATAGAACTAAATTAATGACGTTTAAAAATTATGCAAAAGCATACGGTTTTAGTGTACAAAGAATTTATCAGCTTGAAAAAGAAAAGAAGATAGATGTAGTAATGATAGATGGAGTTAGATTCGTAAGAGTCTAAATTTTTTGGCTTAAAACATTTTAAAACTTTATAAACTAAAGAAATAACATATGAAAGATGCATATTATTTTTCTCATGACTATAATCCAACATCAGACCCGAAAATACAAGCACTTATTGGGGAATATGGAGCTGTTGGGTATGGAATATTTTGGAGGATAGTTGAAATGTTGCATGAGGACGAACTTCATAAATTGCCTTGTAAACAATATATCTACTTAGCACTTGCTAAACAATTGTTGACAAGTGTTGAACAAGTCAGCTCGATTGTTGATTACTGTATAAATGTTTGTGAATTGTTTCAATCAGATAACACATTTTTTTGGTCAGAACGAGTAATTCGCAATATTAGTAAAAGAACTGAAATATCAAATAAGAGGTCTAAAGCTGGTAAAATATCAGCAGAATCAAGGAAAAAAACAACAAGTGTTGAACATGTGTCAACAAGTGTTGAACAAAATTCAACAAATGGCAACAAAGGAAAGGAAAGTAAAGTAAATAATATAAATATATATACTCATGAAAATGTTGAACAAAGTTCAACGTGTGAGATTGAAAAAAAAGAAAAAGGAAAAGAAATAAACTATCAAGGTTTGATTGATATGTTTAATAAAGAATTTGAAGGATTATTGCCTAAAGTTGTGAAGTTAACTGATTCAAGGAAAAAAGCTATAAAAAACAGAATAGCTGAAAATTCAAAGGAGGATGTTATTAAAGTTTTTAATAACGTTAAATCAAGCGATTTTTTATTGGGCAAGGAAAAAGATTGGGCATGCAACTTTGACTGGATATTTAATTCTTCTAATTTTGTAAAAATTCTTGAGGGTAATTACAATAAAAATAACGATGTTAAATCAAATTGCTATGATTGATACAAGACAAATGCCAAGTGCGATAGATGCAGAAAATGCAATAATAGGAGCGTTGTTGATAGATTCAAATGCTTACAAAGAGATTGAATCGATTATTAAATCAGATGATTTCTATGTTGAAAAAAATAAGATTATATACAATGCTGTTGAACGACTTAATTCAAAGCATAGTGTCATAGACATGGTAACTGTTATGCAGGAGCTAATGAGTTTAGGCAAATTGGATGCGATAGGTGGGCCATACGAGCTATCACAGGCTACTACTATGGTAACATCATCTAATCACATAAAATATCACGCTGAAATAGTTAAGGACAAATCAACTGCAAGAAAACTGATTGAATTATCATCGAAAATAGTAGATAAATCATTTGAGCAATCAGAACCAATCAACGAAACAATCGAATATTTGGAAAAGGCTATTACAGAGGTTAGCACTGGATCATCTGAAAATGAGTCTATAAGCCTTGCTCAAGCTTTAAAGCTATCAACAGATAAAGCATCTGAAATACAGTTAATGCGTGAGAAAGGTATTGATATTTCAATCAAGACCGGGTTAAGTGAACTTAACAGGGAGTTTAACGGAGGTTTTAGATCACCTGATTTGATAATAATCGGAGGTAGACCATCTATGGGAAAAACCCAATTAGGACTGCATTTTGCAAAACATGCTGCATTGTGCAGTAAGTACGTATTGTTTGTTTCTATCGAAATGACTGCTTCTCAATTAGCTGATAGGCTATTGCTTGAAGATGACAGAATAAGCATGTATAATTTAAGAACAGGACATTTGAGCCTGGATGAATGGAAAGCGATTGATGCGCAAACCGGAAACCTGTATAATTTGAATATTAACATTGCAGACAGTCACAACATTAGGTATATAAATAATATTAAGAGTGAAGCAAGAAGAATGAAAAGACAAAATAAACTTGATATATTGTTTATTGATTACTTGGGTTTGATCAGGACTAACATGAAGTTTGGGACACGTGACCTGGAAATAGGATATATAACAGGTGAATTGAAGAATTTAGCAAAAGAATTGAGTGTCCCAGTTGTTTTATTATCCCAATTGAGTAGACCTCCCAAGGGAATGACAGTAAAAGAACCGCAATTGGAAGATTTAAGAGAGTCAGGGAACATAGAACAGGATGCAGACATTGTGTTATTTATTCACAGGCCATCTTATTACGATCCGGCAGTTACCACATCTACGGGTGAAAGCTGGGAAAATAAGGGTAAACTTATAATTGCCAAGTATAGGGAGGGTGCAAGGAATAGAGATATTATATTTAGACATGATGATAATTTTAAGAAGATTTTTGACAACGATCAACAACATCCAGCATTGGAGTCAAGGTTTAAGAAAGTTGAGTATGTAGATCAAAGTATGCCATTTTAATAATAATCAATATTAGCCTTTTAAATCAATTATCAGACATCGAACTATACCAACGTATGGAACGAAGCAGAAATTATCATGAACGGGCTAAAAATAGTATTATATCGCTTCCTATGCATGTTATTGCTGAAGCTCATGGGCAATATGTTGAAGAATTGAGAAAGAGAGGATTAATTAATAACCAATTAGAATTATTTTGATATGAATGTATTAAGTTTATTCGATGGAATGGGATGCGGAAATATTGCTCTTCGAGAATTAGGAATTAATGTTAATAAATATTATGCGTCTGAGATTGATAAATTTGCTATCATGCAGACTAAACATAATTTCCCTGGTATTATACACTTGGGTAGTGTTTTAAATGTTGACGTAAGTAAATTGGAACGTATAGATTTACTAATCGGTGGTTCACCATGCCAAAGTTTTTCATTTGCCGGGAAACGTAACGGAATGACAACTACTGAAAACGAAGAAATTTATACGTTAGATCGATATTTAGAGTTAAAATCGGAAGGATTTCAGTTTGAAGGTCAGTCTTATTTATTTTGGGAGTACATGAGAATTTTAACGGACATAAGAAAGTGCAATCCGGATGTAAAATTCTTACTTGAAAACGTTGAAATGGGCGATAAGTGGGAGCGTATTCTATCAGAATCAATTGGAATATTTGGAGTACATATTAATTCAGCATTGGTTTCAGCACAGAACAGAAAGCGTATCTATTGGACTAACATTCGAGTTAAAGAAGTTGGGTTATTCGGAGAGTTACATTCAGACATTCCACAGCCGAAAGACGAAGGAATATTGCTTAAAGATATTCTTGAAGAAGAAGTTGATGAGAAGTATTATTTGAGTGAAAAAGGATTAGCTGGGATGCTAAAACATAAAGAGAATAATGCAAACAATGGTAATGGATTTGGGGTCCAATTTATTACACGAGAAACAGAAAAATCTAATTCTATTCTACAACGTGGTTATAAGGATTGCAAGGATAATGCTGTTTGTGTTGCAATGCGTGGACGCAATCCTAATAATCCTAGTGATAGAACATCTGGTTCGCCAACTGAACAACGGTTAGAGCCTAATTTAAATGGCAAGACAAACACTATCACGACTGTTCAGAAAGATAACCTTGTTTTGCAAATAAATCCATCAAAAGAAAGCGGATGGAAACAGCCATATCAACACAACAGAGTTTATGATACTAGCGGTATATCTCCTTGTTTAAATACAGATGCTCGCTCTCCGGCTATTTTAACCATTGAAGATCATAGAATCAGAAGACTCACACCAACTGAGGCATCCAGGTTACAGACTATTCCTAATTGGTACGAGTGGATTGTATCAGAAACACAGCAATACAAAATGCTTGGTAATGGTTGGACTGTAAAAGTTATTATGCACATTTTAAAATATTACAATAGTTAATTAAATATTATTTTGGTATGGGAAAATTAGTATATTTAGAATCTCCTTATGCAGGGGATGTTGATAAAAATATTAAGTATGCAAGATTATGCATGAAAGATAGTTTAGATCGTGGAGAATATCCATTTGCAAGCCATTTACTTTATACTCAAGAAAATATTTTAAATGACAATGATCCGGTAGAAAGAACGTTGGGAATTGTTGCTGGTTTTGCGTTTGCTAAACTGTGCAGTAAAACAGTTATATACGCTGATTTAGGAATAAGCAATGGTATGATGTTAGGAATAGAAGATGCTATTAAAAATAAACGCATCATAGAAGTTAGATATTTGAAAAATTTCAAAAGCATGTTCTAAAACATATAAATATATTTGCACATATACAAAGAATGCTATATCTTTGCGGTATGTTAAATCAATAAAAAGTAAATATCATGGCAAAATTAAACAATTCATTACAGGAAAATCTTAAAGAAATTAACAATATTATTTTTAAGATGGTAGAATTTGACAACGATTATATTATATCAACGAACATACATAGCGAAATGATAGTAGTTAGCATTAATAGTGTTAAAGATGGAGAGGTTGAAATAGGTGATTATTTTTATTTACTTGAGTGTCAAGATAATGAAGAAAGAATTAATGTTATTAACGAAATAAAAAAAACATTAGGATTATGAAACCGTTAAATGTAGTGAACTTTGTAACTGTGCTGATATTGGCAAGTTTAGGAGTGTTTTCAACAGTTTTGTTTATCAATAACTTGGATCATTGGCATCTGTTGTTTATTTCAATAGCCTGTTTTATTTTAATATTAACTATTTATAAGTCAAGACAATGAATAATATAGAATTGGTACAAGAAGAAATTGAAAAGCTTGAGATTGAAATTGAAAATATTAGATGCGGTATATCAGACTGGGCTACAATGTATAATGTTGATAGCAAGGAAGATGCTGAACAAATTCTAAATGAAGAACTTGAATGCTTACAATCAAAATTGCAGGATGAGATTGATAAAGCTACTTATTACGACATTTATAATGAAAATTTGAACGATATTTATAATTAAATCATGTACATACAAGCATTAAAATCATTGATTAGTAAGTTTCTACAAGTAAAAAAAATTGAAACTGAATTGTTAGATAAAGGAGTTGATAAAGAGTTAATAAAATATGCTAAATTGTGCTGTAAAAATGCAGCACAAGAAACTGAAATTTATAACAGTTACGATATATTACTACACGTATATATACAGTTTGAACGGTCTATAAAAATCGGATGGCCTATTGATAAAATGGATGTTGAAAACAGTATTAATTATTTTTTAAAATTAGAATAGTATCATGGAAAATTACATGCAGTTTTTAGAGACAAAGAAAAAAAACAGAGTTGAAAGCGGGTTTGATGTGAATGTTGAAGATATGAATCCGGCATTATTTGATTTTCAACGTTATTGCGTAAACAGAGCATTAAAGGTTGGTCGTTTTGCATTATTTGAAGATTGCGGATTAGGCAAGACGTTGCAACAGCTTGAATGGGCGAAACATGTATCTGATCACACTAATAAGTCAGTATTAATATTGGCGCCTCTTGGAGTAGTTTCGCAGACAATACAGGAAGGTATTAAATTTGGATATAACGTTGCTGAATTAAGCGTTAACGTATTTGATTTGGACTTACCAAAAGGAATATATATTACTAATTATGAGAATTTAGAAAATATAGATACAGAATTATTTGGAGGTGTTGTACTCGATGAAAGTTCTATACTAAAGAACTTTGACGGAAAAACAAAGCAAAAGATTATTGATTCATTTAAAGACACGCCTTATAAGTTGGCATGTACGGCAACTCCTTCACCAAATGATACAATGGAACTTTGCAACCATGCTGAATTTCTTAATGTGATGAATCGAAATGAAATGCTGGCAATGTACTTTGTTCATGACGGTGGTAGTACGGCTTCATGGAGGTTGAAAGGCCATGCAACCCAAGCATTTTGGGATTTTGTATCTACGTGGGCTGTTATGCTTTGTTCACCTTCCGATATAGGATTTGATGGTTCAAAATATATACTACCAAACCTTAACATTATTGAAGAATATGTAGAGACAGAAAAAAGAGATAACGGAATGCTGTTTAACGATGTAGCTGTAAGCGCAACTACATATCATAAAGAGCTTAGAAATACAGTTGAAGAACGATTGAACAGAGTAGCTGAAATTGTTAACGGATCTGATGAATCATTTATTATATGGATTGGTCACGATGAAGAAGGTAAATTTTTAAGAAACCTTATCCAGGATGCAATAGAGGTTAAAGGATCGGACGATAAGAAATACAAGAAAGATAAGCTATTAGGATTTGGTCGTGGTGAATTTAGAGTGTTGATTACGAAATTAAAGATTGCACAATTTGGATTAAATTATCAAAATTGCCATAATCAAATCTTCGCTTCGCTTGATTTTTCTTTTGAATCAACATATCAAGGTATTAGGAGGTCGTACAGATTTGGTCAGGAACACGATGTCAACATCTACTTAGTTGCAACAGATACGATGCAGAATGTACGGAGTTCATTCGATGAAAAACAAGCGCAATTTAATGGAATGCAAAAAGCAATGAGTGAAGCCACAAATCGTAATATTAATAACCAATTAAAACTTACAAAAATGGATGTTTCAAAAGAGTATGTTTCAGATAAATGCAAAATCAAATTAGGGGACTCGGTTCAATTGATTAAAGAAATGCCTGATGAAAGTGTAGGTTTTTCTATTTTTTCACCTCCTTTTGCAGAACTTTATACTTATTCTGATAAGCTTGAGGATATGGGTAATTCAAAAGATTATAAAGAGTTTTTTTATGCATTTAATTTCTTGGTAAAAGACTTGTTCCGGATTATGTGGAGTGGGCGGAATGTGGCGGTTCATTGCATGGATCTCCCTATACAAAAAGGTAAAGAAGGTTTCATTGGATTGCGTGACTTTTCAGGTATGATCTTACAAGCTTTTGAGGAAGCAGGATTTATTTATCATTCTCGTGTAACTATTTGGAAGAATCCGGTAACTGAAATGCAGCGGACAAAAGCATTAGGATTGCTTCACAAACAAGTTAAAAAAGATGCAGCTATGAGCAGGGTTGGTATCCCAGATTATTTGTTAGTATTCAGAAAACCGGGTGAACACGAACACCCTGTAAAATGTACTATTTCGGTTGACACATGGCAACAATATGCTTCACCTGTTTGGATGGATATAGACTACGGTAACACGCTTAACGGTACCAAAGCACGTGGAGAAAATGATGAAAAACATATCTGCCCGTTGCAGTTGGATACAATTAAAAGAGCTGTTACTCTATGGTCAAAT